TGATGATCAATCTGGTGATGCAAGACTTTTAGGTATCAAGTTATTCTTTACAACAGATGCGGCTAACGATGCGTGAGGTTAGATAATGTCTAGTTTTGGCTACAATGTTTTAGGTTTTGGTGCGCACCCAAGCAGGACAAAGATTATGGATATTGAATGTCTTGTCGTTGCTGGAGGAGGATCTGGTGGATTTGGAGCAGGAGGTGGCGGTGGTGCTGGAGGATTTCTTGAAGTGGAAACCACAGGCACGATATCCGATGGAACAGAATGGACAGTGACTATAGGTGGAGGAGGAGCGGCAGCAAGTAGCGTTGCAAATGGTGCAGCAGGATCTAATTCTTCAATTACAGGCACAGGCATAACAAATACCACCTCTACCGGAGGAGGAAGAGGAGGCCGATTTGGGTCACACGGAGGAGGGTCTGGCCCCACACAGGGAGGTTCTGGTGGTGGCGGTGGAACGGGAAATAATCCATCAACAAGCACAGGAAGTCCCGGTACGTCTGGTCAAGGTAATGCTGGAGGTGACGGAAAGACTTCTTCAGGTGTCCCTGCAAATACTGGACAAGGTGGCGGTGGAGGAGCCTCTGCGGATGGAGCTGACGGTATTGTAAACGCAACTACGCCTGTTGGAGGAGCAGGAGGAGCAGGAACAAATTGGAAGTCGCTTGGGACTTCCTACGCTGGCGGTGGAGGCGGTGGAGCAGAACAATTAAGCAGTAATTCTGGAACGGCTAACATTGGTGCTGGTGGTGCTGGAGGCGGTGGGAGCGGAGGTCGCTATGGAGGTGGAAACTCGCCTCAACAAATAACAGCAAATGCTGGAACTGCTAATACAGGTGGTGGCGGTGGCGGTGCAGGTTCACTAGCCTTTAACCAATCAGGCGGCAATGGAGGTTCAGGCGTTGTAATTCTTAGATATGCTGGGGGTCAAGTTGCGACAGGAGGAACCGTAACTTCTTCAGGCGGTTTTACGTTTCATACCTTTACAAGCTCTGGGACATTTACGACATGAGTCATTTTGCTAAAGTTAAAAATAATCTTGTAGAAGCTGTAATCGTTGCAGAGCAAGATTTTATAGACTTACTACCAGCAGAGTCTGGCGTAACGTGGGTGCAGACTAGCTACAATACTAGGGGCGGTGTTCATTATGCTCCCAATTCGGATACTGCTGATGGCGGTGTAGCGTTACGGAATAATTATGCTGGAATTGGTCATACCTATGACTCTGTAAGAGATGCTTTTTATGAACCAAAGCCTTACCCAAGTTGGATTTTGAACGAAACATCTTGTATTTGGGAAGCCCCAGTAGCTTACCCGAATGACGGAAAATTTTATCAGTGGGATGAAACAAACAGACAGTGGGTTGAAATAACCTGATGCACTTAATAAAAGAAAATATAAATAACGGCCCCACACCTGTTTTGCTTACAAAAAATACACATCCTTCTTTTATTGGAAGTTGGATTTTAGATGATTTATCTATTTGTGATCGTTTAATTGATTACGTTGAAGATAAAAAAGCAAAAAAACAAGGCGAAGTAACTCGTGGAGTTGTTGGCTTTCAGGATTCAGGGCAAATTGCTTTTGATAAAAAAACAAAAGATTCTTTTGAAAGAAGATTGTCTTTTAAACATAAAGTTTGCTGTGACTATTCGATTGAATTACAAAAATGTTTAAATCTTTATTTAAAAGATTACCCTTTTGCAGACAAAGTTGCAGCGTTTAATGACGGTGTAGAGCAAGGTAACGTGCAAAAGTACCCGAAAGGCGGTGGTTTTTTTAAGTTTCATACCGAAAGAGCATCGCTGTTATATGCCAGCAGGCATCTTGTGTATATGACATATCTTAACGATGTTACGGAAGGTGGTGAAACAGAATTTGCACATCAGAAAGTAAAAGTTAAACCGCAAAAAGGTCTTACATTAATCTGGCCTTGTGACTGGACTCATTATCACAGAGGCATTCCTTCACAGACACAAGTGAAATACATTGCAACAGGTTGGTATTGTTATTCTTAATTAGTTAATGGCAGGGTTTTGTTATGGAAATCAAGTTATCTAGTCTCATGAATCTTGCTCCTGCTTTGCTAGTCGGGGCTGGTTTGATTGCGAGCTACACCACGCTTGAAGCGCAATCTCAAGAAAACGCAGAGGACATCAGTGAGCTTTCTGAACAGGTTGATGAGATTGAGGATGAAGTAAACCAACTCCAAAACCAAATGACACGAAGTGAAATCATTCAACAAAACACCGCAGAAGACTTGAGCGATGTTAAAGCAGATACAAAAGTTATTCTCAACTTGTTGCAGAACCAACGCAGATCAACAGAAGATTGATATGGCTACTGTTAAGGAGTCAATGACAAGGATTGACAATCATGAGCGTGAATGTTCGATCCGTTACCAGAATATTGAAGATCGCCTTGGAGAAGGCTCTAAGCGGTTCGACAAATTAGAGCTAATGTTATGGGGAGTTTATCCGTTTATTATAACTGTATTGGCAGCATTCAAATGGATGGGATAAATGGAAATCATAGTTTTTGCGCTTATTGTTCAGTTAAGCCCTGCCGATCCAGAAAAGGTTGCGGGTTATTACATGAATCAAAAGCATTGCGTCAACATCGCAAAAATCCTCACGAAGCGGGAGGAGAACTATAAGCCTGCTCTAGCTTTCTGCAAACCTGCTTTTGTCGATCCGAACAAGGAGGAAATAGATGGCTACGCAAAAAAAATTACAGCGAACCAGTAAGTACGCCAAGTATGATCTTGATGGAGATGGCGAGGTAACTGACGAGGAACTGGAGCGTCATCAGCAGCTTGTCGAATTAGAGCTTCGTGAAGAAAAGGCAGACTCTCAAAGAAACATGGCTTGGGTAGCCATGATATCAATGGTTTTGTTTTCTGTTTTCCTTATGTTACCCATGATGCCCGACAGCAGGGTTAAGGCACTTTCCGATTTGCTTGGACTGTTCTACATAGCTCAAGCGTCCATTGTAGCGGCTTATTTTGGAGCTACTGCTTTCATGAGTAGAAGATGAAGTGCTTGAAGAAATCCAAGCAGCCAACCGCGCAATTGACGTTATGCTACAAAGCGTCAAGCACGGGAAAGACCTAAGTCACTGTGCCGAGGCTTGCGCGAATTATTTTAACAACAAATCTATACTTGCAAGACGATCTAACAAAAAAGGTCGTGGTTCTGTATTGCAGAACTTTCTTGAGTTAGAAAAACTTAGGGAAAAAGAAGCAGAACTTCGCACACATATGAAGCTAACTGGCAGGCCCGGAATGTGGGAAGACTTCTTACAGTTCCAAAAAGAAGCAAAGCGAGAAAGAGCCTATCAAGAAAAAAAGAGAAAGCAGTCTGATGCCGCTTCTATGAATTTAATAATGAAGTGGTTTAAGTATATGATGACAGCAGTGGCTTCTATATTCAGTATGTTGATGGCAGTCATGGAGTTCTTAAACGCTGCAAAAGGAGAGTAATATGCTTCAAGCATTAATTGGGCCAGTCGCAGGTCTACTTGACAAGTTTATTGAGGACAAAGACACCAAGAATGCTTTGGCCCACGAAATAAGCACGATGGCAGAACGCCACGCGCAGGAACTTGCAAAAGGGCAGTTGGAAGTTAACAAGGTAGAGGCTGCAAGTAAAAGCATGTTTGTCGCTGGCTGGAGGCCAGCAGTTGGATGGGTCTGCGTATTAGGCATGGCTTCAAACTTTATTATTATACCGATGGCAAACTTTGGTTTAGCTATTGCCGAGTCTAGCATTACAATACCGCTTATTGATACTAGTACAATGATGCCTGTGTTAATGGGTATGCTAGGACTTGGAGCAATGAGATCAGTAGAAAAAGTACAAGGGGTTTCAAGAGAAAAATGATTGGTTGGTTATATGAGAAACATCTAAAGTTATTTTTCGGGCGTGAGTTTAAGCGTGTTCGTGCTAGAGATAAGAAAGGTCGCTATCTTGCTGATGACAAATCAACACCAGACAAGAACGAAGCGTACATCAATGTGTCTGCGGCTTTGAATGCAGGCAAAGAGGACTAAGGTAATCTTATGGCGCAAACTACAAGAAGGTTGAACAAGGTAATCAAGGGCTTAAAAAAGGCTTCTAAAACACATGCGGCACAAGCCAAGACGTTAAGCAAGATTAAAAAAGATCGGACAACACGCAAGAAAAAACGATGAAGCCTTATGTTTATACCTGCGACTTGTTGAGAGTTGTAGATGGTGACACAATCGACGTAACCATCAGGCTGGGATTTGATGTCGAATTGCGTAAACAGCGTCTCAGGTTATATGGTATAAATGCTTGGGAGTCCAGAACGAGGGACAAAGAGCATAAACGCAAAGGTTTGCTTGCAAAGCAAAGGCTTATAGAACTGTGTCCTGACAGGCTGGTCATGCTTAGTCATGGCAGAGGAAAGTACGGTAGAATCCTTGCTACAATCTACACAGAAGATAACAGGGACATTTGTCAGATGCTTGTTGATGAAGGCCATGCTTGGGAATACTTTGGTAAATGAACGCAACACGCTTTGTAAAATTAAAGATTATGCTCAGAAAGCACGAAGGTGTTAGGAAGCATGTGTACAAGTGTTCTGCTGGTTATGAAACAATAGGCGTAGGCAGGAACATTTCCGAATCAGGTATTGGACTGACAGAAGCAGAAATAGATCAAATGCTTTTGAATGACATTTACAGGGTGATTGGTGAGCTTTCCGAGGAGTATGACTGGTTTAACGATCTGGATGCTGTAAGGCGAGATGCGATGATTGATATCAGTTTCAATCTTGGACAAACGGTGCTTAGAAAGTTTGAAAAGGCGTTAGGTGCAATGGCAAGCAAACGATACAACGAAGCCGCAGATAATTTTTTAGATAGCCGGTGGGCGCAACAAGTTGGGAACAGGGCTAAAGAACTTGCGTACATGATTCGTACAGGAGAATACCAATGAGTAAAGGTGGGAACTTGCCAAGAAGCGGCCCTGTTGTTCAAGAAAACTATGGTGGTATGCCAACACCTATGCCCCAGATTCCTATGCCGCCTCCCTCGCAGATGCCGCTAAGGAGAAATCCACCGTTTAATCCTAAAGGATGGGTGCCTCCGATTGACAAAGGAGGGATGCCTCCGATTGACATAGGTGGGCCTATGCCCCAGCTTCCTCCTCGCAATCTTGGGCCTGTCCCTTTATACAATGACCCTCAACCCGTGGGGCCAACAACGGGGGCAACTGGAGGCTCGCCTGTTCCTTTATACAATCAAGAGCCTTCCGATCCTATAGCAACTCCGATTCCAGATTTTGGAAGTTTGCCGCCGAATACTCCTATTCTAGTGCCTCCTAGCCGTCCACCTGTTAGACCTCCTTATTTTAGAAATCCGCCTAGAGATGGTGGTTTTTTGCCTATGCCCAGCCCACCCTTTATGAGACCGCCTCGTCAAAGACCACCTTCGTTGCCTTTTGCAAGGGATATGGCAAGGTTCAGGTATGCTCCTCAAATGCGTCAAGAGGAGCAAAGTTTATTTCCTAACCAGTCAGGCATAGCAAGTTTGATGGGACAGTCATACGGCAGGTCAATGAGTCGCCCTAATTATCAACCGATGCGGCAACCGCCCATGAGAAGGCCCATGCCACCAAGGCCAAAAGGCGGCGGCATGAGGCCATTACCAATGCCTCCCACTCAAAGATTCAGACCTACACCCTTTAGACCACAATTGACAACTAGGCCGATGATGCAGCCAAAGACGACACCGTTTCAGATTCAATAGGAGAAGCTATGGCTCTTCGTAAAGTAAAGTTTGCTCCGGGTGTCAACAAGGAAGGCACTGACTACACAGCCGATCAGGGTTGGGTTGATTCTGATAAAATCAGATTCAGGCAGGGTAATCCTGAAAAGATTGGCGGGTGGCAAAAATACCTGTTAGATTCCTTTGAA